TCTGACTGCTTCGATCGCACTCCAGTGAGTTCATCCGTGATCCGGTCAATATTTGTTTGAATATCAGTCGACTTTTCAAAGGCATGGTCCATAGCATCTTTGAGTTCTTTAGCTTTAGCTTTGGAATCCGCCAGCTTCGATGATCTGAGTTCATTACTAATATCTTGGCTGCACGTTGGACACGTCTCGTTATCTTCATAGAATTTTGAGTCTTTAACAACTTGGGACATTTGCTGTCTGAACTGCGCTTGGTATTGGACAATGGATTGCCTTTTGTCATGAACCTTGTTGAGTTCTTCTTCAAGTGGCTTTTGTTTTTCTTCAACTTCTTGTGATAGGTTCGCATTTTCATCCTGTAGATCCTTAACCTCAGTATTTAATTCTTTAATACGAATATCTTTTTTTTCTTTTTCAGAGTTGTTTAACGCTTTAATATCTGAAATATATTTTTTCTGCGTAGTAATTTTATTTGATTCAACATCAAACTTAAAGGACAGATCTTTCATTTTGTCTCTTAATGTAGTAGTCTTTTCTTTTAATAGACTATTCATTTTTGAGAACACATTAATGTCCAGAAGATCTTCGATAACATCTCTCCGGTGCTGCGCGGGGAGCTGCATGAAAGGAACAAACGATGACGAGCCCAGAACAACTATCTGGTGAAAGCTTTTATGATTAAGTTTCAGGATGTTTTGCTCGAGGATCTTCTGGTACTCTTTGGAATGAGATGATTGATTAATCATATCACCATTCTTCCAAATCTCAAATACGTTAGGCTTAATGCCACGTACAATTTTGTATTGTGCTTTACCTATTACAAACTTTACTTCAACAACACAATTCTTATTATTAATTGTGTTGACTAGCTGTGGTTTATTAATGTTGCGATGTGGCTTACCAAATAGACCAAATGCAATAGCATCTAGCATGGTAGATTTACCAGCACCGTTCTGGCCTACAATTAATGTAGACTTAGATTTATCTAGTTTAATATCAGTCCAAGTATTTCCGGTTGATAGGAAATTCTTAAACTTTAACGATGTAAATACGATCATACTGTTTCGATAGCCTGTGCTTCAGTCATAAGATTACGCATAGAAAGTTTTAGTCGGTCTTTGTCTAATTCTGTTTCTACTGCTTCAATATACGTATCTAACAATTCAGTAGTTTCTTCAATAGAAACAGATTCATCCTCTACGCTAGATCCTAAAAACTCGTCGAAGTTCTCAGCAATCTTAAGATCATGAATCTTTCTATTCTGTATTCTATCAACAAATCGATCAAATGTAAACAAATCTTTTTTATTGACGACTACAATTTTTACAAACTTACCATCTAAATCAGTTACGTTGTACTTATTATAATCTGTTTCTTCGTCATTGTACACTATTTTTTGAAATAAAGTATGATTATTTTGTATGGCTTCTAGCTCACGTGTTTCTGTATCAAGGATATGAAAATGTTTAGGATCTCCAGCATCTGACCAGCTAAATTCCATTTGTGTGCCAAGATACGTTACATTGTCTTTCTGAGACTTTGTATGAAAATGGCCAGATAATACTCGTTCAAATCGTGATAATTCTTTGTGATCTAATCCATGAGGTGCGACAACACCACGCATAACATTAAAACCAGCAAACTCAAAATGTCCACCAATCCAATCACATTTAGCAGTCTTTAAAAACTCCATGGTTTTATCTTGATTCTCTGGACATATCCAAGGAACCATACCCATCTTTAAAGAACCATAGTCCATAACCGTAGGCTCACGTATGATATGAACCTCATTCATATAGTGACCTAATAGTTCTTTAAGTGAGTTTAGATCGTTTGTATTTTTGTAGTAAGTGTCATGATTACCACAAATGATATCCATACTTATCCGTTCCGCCCGTAGCCGTTCAAGAAAGACATGACGGTTACGGTTAAGAGCCCGGAAGTTAATAAATTTCCGGTGATCAAAGTAGTCACCAAGGTGAATAATATGGCGAATACCCCGTTCCAAAAGAGTAGGAAAAAATACATCATTATAAAATTTCTCTGCGTTATCGAGAAATATGTCAGAGCTATTGCGAATACCACAATGAGTGTCATTAATAATTGCTACCTTCATTTAAAAAAGCCAGTCAGATCGGAGTCTACCTTTTGTATAGGCCTTTTACGTTTTTTTTCTTTTTTACCAAATACCTTTACTTCAGTATCAAATTCTTTAATTTTGTCTATTCTATCTTTTAGAGTATCGACAAAGTGACGTGCGACTCCTGTATCAGTTTCATCTAATAAGAAAGCCTCTACTCCAGATTGAGACATATATTTAAATTTAATATCTTGCTGCTTTTTTTCTTTAGCAATACGACGCAAGAATGCATACCAAGAAATCTGAGTAAAGTATGCAAAAGCATTAGGTTTACCAGATCTTGTGGCAGCTTCTAGGTTGTAATTTTCTATAGCTTTAAGGCAATTTTCGACTGCGTCCATAACCATTTCTTCACGATAAGTATATCGTATAAAGTTAGACTTATGGGAAAGTCCTTCTGCAATTTTAAGAAAGCACGTAGCAATGTAGTCAGGAACAATAGGAAGCTTATCTTCCTTTTCCTTTGCTTCGCGAACCGTTGTCACGTATTCTACTACTGCTGCTGAAAATTGTGCATTATTTACGTAGTGTGGTCTATCTTTAGGTTTCATAATATATCCTCAATATAATATATTCTATCACATTTGGTCACGGATGTACACTAAAAAAATAATTAATTTTAGTTAAATTAACTGTGTACAAACCATATAAACTGGTGTATAATTAAAGAGTAAGCACTGAGGGAGGACAGTATACTATCCTATTGTGTTATCTCTTCCACCGGCCGGGATCCCACGATCCCGCATATCATAGATTATTTCTTCAATCTTTAATACAGCTACCTGATACAAATTGTCGACGTCCGAAAAATCTTCAGTTCTAATAGAACTTCCTATAGCTTTTAGTCTAGCTAACAAATCCGGATCAATATCGTAAGTTTCATATTCATCAACTATAGATTCTGCTTCTGTTAGCCAGAACGCCGCTGCTTCATGACGACCACTTTGATGATAAAATCCTACAAATCTATTTCTAATTTCTTCTAATGTCATTTATCTTGCCCGCAATCTGAGATCCTAAATAAGAAATAGTTCGATCTGTAAAATGAAAAGGAGATCGTCCTAAACGATGATGATCATCACCTTCTATCTTACTATCATCTATATTTATAACGCTAATTTTCTCACTAAATCCCTTTTTATAAATCCAGTTATATAATAGTTTTAATACTTTATTATGATGATTCCAAGAATAATCTCCTATGTTCATATTATTAAAGCTAGTAAGCATATAAGCATATTGATTTATTTTCGGCAAATCGTCATAAAAGCCATAAGTGTTATTATAATATCTTTTAGCCGGAGGAATATTTAAAAGAATTACTTTGTTTTTAAATTTATCATATATTTTTTCACTAAATTTTTCTAATAGTTTTGCGTTTTTAAAATAATCTTTAGCTATTTCACTATCATATACACTTGTGAAAAATTGCTTATTATTAATTTTACCGTATATATCTAATGGAAATTTATATCTCATTAGACTTTTAAAATATGGAATATTATTTCTATCATTGCAATTTGGTTGTAATTCTGGTATTAAAGTTATATGTTCAGATCCGTCATCATATCTAGTAGATGATTCAAATAACATACTAATAACTATATATGTATCATCGTCAACAACACATTCGTCGATAAAATCTTTTGTACATATTTCCTTATAGATTCTTTCAACAGTAAGTGATCTTTGTTCGGACTTATTTAACTTATTGTGCCATTCGAAAACTCTGTCTGCGATTTTACCTGGAGGGCTTAACATGCTGTTCACAGTTGTGCCCCAAATTCTATGATAAGAATGTTCTGGATAATTATCTCTTAGCCAGATAATGGAGTCTTGTACTTCACAACCTCCAAAAAAGTAAAACTTCATTAGTGCAGCTTATTCTTATCTACAGAAAATTTAATAATGTTAGATCCGGCTTCAGAATCTAATTCAGATAATGACCCATCATTTTGCTGATCTATATATGAATTATATCTTTCTCTCATATCATCTAAATTATCAGTCTTATCATCTTCTTCATCTAATGAAGTTTCTATTGCTTTAAAATATTCTAATATAAGATCTTGACTAGGATTAGCTTCCGCAATAATGTGCCCGCAGTTTACAATTTGAAAAGCCTCTTTTGTAAGCTGATACATCATAAACGGTCGAAATGCATAATAACGAGTGCCATTAGCCATGTTATCCATTTGCACCATTTTCATAGTTTTACGTATAACAATAGCATCATCATCTTCATGATACTCTACTACTTCACACATAATCTCATCGTCATTAGCTAATTTAAACTGTCTAATTTCCAATTGGAACCTCTATGATTTTATAATCAAATTTTTCTTTATTATATATTTTTACTCTTTCCTCGGAGTGGAGGAGCGCGTAGTTTTTCCTGCTTTTTGTGTGTAAGTCGTCTGCGATATCGAATAGTCTCGTGTGGCGGCCATCATCCGCTTTTCTGAGTCCTCGACCGATTGACTGGAGGACTTTGATTTGAGATTTTGACGGCGAGGCGAAAACAATATTATGCAAATTTTTAATGTTGATTCCTGTACTAAATGTACCCAAGCTTGCAACAATGATAGCATTCTTCTGTTTCTCCGTAATCTCTCTTATAGCTTCTCTATCCGACGTTTCTACTTCACCTGACACATAAAATACTTTTCTTCCTTCTTCAACTTTATCGTTTATCATATCAAAGAGAGGCTTGCCGTGCTTTTCAACAAAGTTAAAAAGGACGAGAGTATTGCCACTAGCATCCAAAGCCAAATTACGAATAAAAGTGTTCCGAGACTTATTTTTAACAATCCAATCGATCTCATCCTGATATGTCATCTTTCCGAGAGACTTACGTGTCTCTTCGTTATATTTTAACATAATTATATTTATATCAAGTTTAGCAAGAGTGTTGTTATCTTGCAGAGCTCTTGTTGTTGTTACCCTATGTATTTTTCCAAATAAGCCTTGCAAGACGAGGTGGTGAACTTGTGCATTATCCAGAGTACCAGTTGTGCCAATCCTATACTTTGCTTCGGTACATTTATTCATAATGTCAGTCAATGACTTTGATTTAAATCCATGACATTCGTCACCAATCACCATACCAAACTGGTCAAACCATTCCTGTGGCAACTTATATATTGACTGCCATGTAGATATTACTACAGAAGATTCTATATTATCTTTATCTTTACCAGAATATATTTTATGTATAGCTTTCTCGCCTAAACCATAATCTACAAAGTCTTTTTGCATTTGCTCAACAAGAGATGTCGTAGGTACTACAACTAATACTTTACCAGAATGAGGATATCTGATTCCATCTGTTAAGTACTTAAGCCATATTTGAGCCAGGCAATAAATTATAAGCGACTTACCAGATCCTGTAGGAGACAGTAATACACAGCGATTTAAGTTTAATGCTTTCATGACGGCATCAAACTGATAATCACGAATCTCAATAGACTGACCGCGGCTAGTTAAATTTAAATCTTTTATATATTCGTATATTAGATCAGGGTCTTGTTTGTCTTTGTCTAATAAAGATCCATAGTCAGAAGATCTGGTAAGTAAACTATAATTATTTCTTTTACAAAATTCTTCTACAAAGGGGTATAATCCTGCAGGTAGCTCATGGGAGTTAACATTAAATAATCTAATTTTACCATCCCAGATTTTACGTTTGTACAGTTTCATGTACTTGTAACCTGGAACAAAGAAAGAAAAATATTCGCTTAAACCTTGAGCAATACCAGGATCGCACTCAACTAAAGCAATACTTTCATTTTTCTTCCATATTTTAATGTTAGCCACTTACAAAATTCTCATCTGGTCTGTACCATACTTTTTGGTGATATATTTTTGCTAATATCTCGGTTGCTTTAGCATCATCTCTTTGATATTTTATCAGCGCATTTTCAATTACTTCAATATCTTTTACGTTTAATTTAAACTCTCTATTATATTTAGCCACCACTTTCGAAGATCCTCCATTTGATCATATTACCGATAGTCTGATGTCTCCAATTTATATTATTCATAATCTCATTTAAAGTATCTATTATAGTTTTCAGATACTCAATTTTCTCAACAGACTGCTGAATTTCTGGATCAGAATCGTAGTAGTAATCCATTTCACCTTTTAGTATTTTAAGTCCATCAAAAGGGTCCGGCTTCCACCCTTTATCAACTATTTGATCCTGATCCATTTTTCCATTATAATAAAGCCATTTGTCTTTAAGTAATATTTTCTGTTGTTGCTCAGCTTTCTTTAACCTCAATTTCATAGTAGAAAGAAGCTCTAAATATTTTGCGTGTAGCATTGGGGTTTGTCTAGATGACTCGTCTAAACTTGTTTGTGCAATAGCACAGTCGCTCGACCACATGTCGAGAATCATTTTTAAGTCCATAATATATCCTAAAAGTTATTCAATGTCGAAGTAAGAAAATCTAAACGATATGGGAAATGTCATATATTGTACATCTCCTGCGGCCGCTTCAAATGCAATGTCGCCTAATAAAGTTGGTATTGCATCTCTATATATTATTTTTTTCGCTACGTTATTATGGCTAGTTAGTATCGATACTGTTATATTTGCAGTTGAGGGGCCTTTTACTCCATCTGCAGCTTCTGAAGCTTTTACATCAGGAGCTTCAACAAAAGATTTTAGCCAGTTATACATTTCTGTATACGCTGATAGATTCTCATCCATAATAATCATTGCGGTCATTTCACCAAAAACCAGTTTATCGCCGGTTAATGGAACAGATCCTATTCTTTTATATGGAACTTCGATTGCTGTTATTTGCATATCGGGATGTTGTACTGACTGCGCAAAATATTCAATGTTTGGAAAATACTTACGATTGATGCCTAACTTAAAACCAGTTGGCTGTAAGTAATTTACATTAGTAGTAATACTAGATTCTAGAATACCAGCACTTGTCGTCGTAGTAGTGGTTGCCATGACATTTCCTAATTAATATAGCACTATTTATAATAAAAAAAGGGGCCGCAAAGCGACCCCTTTAGTTCATATTTTCCTTTAGGCTTAAGCCATAATGTTGTCGACTCGGAAAATTCTGTAGTACTGGTTTGATTTCGCAGCAGCAAGACCATTTGCAGGTGTTGAACCAACGAATGGGTTTGAAGCCATGCCGTAGC